TCAGAAACTGATGTAACTTCTAGTGATGAATTAGCCCTAAAAGTAATTTGTAGTTCGTGGAATAAAACTCATGATTTTGGGGATTATTGGAGTGCAACAGCAACTTTTACGAGGGTTTATGAATAATGAACGAGCTATTAAATGTAGATTTACAAGAACAATCGCCTTCAGCAGAAGAAACTGCTTCAGGTAATGCGATTGTTACTCTTTTTGAGATTTATTTAAAAGACAGCGATTTAGGTGGAGCAGGTACTGATAAACTATACTTTCATGATGGTACAAAATCACCCGCAGACTCATATGGGAGCTTACAAATGTATAGTCCCACAGCAGAATCTAGTTGGGGATCAACAACCGCATCCGACTATTCTTTAGTTACTTATACGCCTTTTCCTTTTGAATTTAGCGGATATGAGCGCAGAACTAAAGGAGCCTTACCTAGACCAACTATTAGATTTGCAAATGTAAATAGAGATTTTACTGTTTATAATACAAACCATGATGATCTATTAGGTGCAAAAGTAATTAGAAGAAGAACTTTAGCAAAATATTTATTAGAAAATCCACCTGTAGAATTTCCAAAAGAAATATACTATGTAGAGAGATTAGTTTCTGAAAATCAATTGATGGTAGAATTTGAACTTACTACAAACTTTGATGTTCGTGGAGTAGTATTACCAAGTAGAAGAATAGTTGCTGCACGATGTCCTTGGAAATATAAAGACTCAACAGTTGGAGGCTGTGATTGGCCTACTGACTCTACAAAAGGTATTACTGATAATAATAGTAATACAACTTCACAAAAAATATATGTAGATGTAGACGATAATTATATTACTGCAGGAAATGTATCATCAGGTTCTTCAACTACAACATATGATATTTTTGCGATTGGAAGAGAGTATGTTAAAGATAGATTCACAGAATATAATATTCCTTTAGCAGCGGATTATACAATTACTGCAGTAGCTTCTGTAGATTCAACACACTCAAGATATACTATATTAGGAACTAGTTTAGGTTTTTCTGATGGCGATTATATTAATGTTAGAGGAACATTAGATGATGAGGATACTGCAGCTTGGGATCATGGAGAAGTACATTTAAAAATTAGTACATCACCAACAGAATCAGGAGGAACCCATACTTTACTTACTGTTATCTCTCCCGACCCTACTGGATTCGATGATTGGGCATCTAGTGGTTTAATTTCTAAAACTAGAAATACATTATTTAAGTGTATAAAAGGAATAGCTGCAAATATTAATACAGCAACTACTAGACCAGGAAGTGCTATCGGTAAGGATTATTTTGAAGTTGGAGATGTTTGTGGAAAACGATTAACTTCATGCAGAATGAGATATGGATATAATCCAAATGCTGGAGGAGTAGAAGCAGTAACTGTAAAACAAACAAGTGGAGTAGTAGTAGGAGGCTCGGGATATTCTTCAGCTCCAACCGTGGCTTTTAGTGGTGGTGGAGGTTCTGGGGCTTCAGCAACAGCCACAATCTCAGGAGGAGCAGTAACTGGTGTTACAAGTTTAGTTGGAGGATCAGGATATTCAACCCCACCAACAGTTAGTTTAAGTGGCGGAGGAGGCTCTGGAGCAGAATTAATTGCAACAGTTAGAGGAGCTATAGGCGAGCCAGACGATGTTCCATTACCGTTCGGAGGCTTTCCAGGAGCGGTGACTTATTCATGATACAAGAACATATAAAAGAGCAAATATTACAGCATGTTAAACTAGAATACCCCAATGAAGCATGCGGAATAGTTACTATAGAGGCAGGAAAGGAAAGATTTCATGCTTGTACTAATTTAGCAGAAAATCCTTTAGAAGATTTTATGTTAAACCCTAAAGACTATTATAAAATTTCTAAGAAAGGAGATATAAAATATATAGTACATAGTCATCCAAACGCTACCCCTACACCAAGTGTATTAGATCATGCAGCTTGTGATGTAACGGGAGAAGATTGGTTAATAGTATCATACCCTAATGTACAATGGCAAGAACTCAAATCAAAAAATAAAAAACCAGACTTAATAGGAAGGCAGTTTATGTATGGATTATTAGACTGTTTCACATTAGTTGAGGACTATTATCGAGAAACATGCGATATAATACTTAAAGTACCTCAATGGAACAAAGATAATGGATATGAATGGGATTTCTGGGAAAAAGGAAAAAATTACTATGTAGAGAATTATGAAGTAAATGGCTTTAAACGAATCGAAGATAATAGTTTAAAACTTCATGATGCTATATTAATGAATATTCGAGCACCTATATCAAATCATTGTGCTATTTATATAGGAGATAATAAAATTTTACATCATTTAGTTTCACGCTTATCATGTAGAGAAATGTATGGTCAACATTATAGACAATTTACAACACACGTACTAAGACATGAAAAATACTGTTAGAAGAATTAATTTAGAGGGCGAACTTGGAGAAAAGTTCGGTAAAGTTTGGCATTTGAATGTAAAATCGCCAGCAGAGGCTATACGTGCTATTGAAGTACAAAGAAAAGGATTCAGAAAATATTTTATAGATACAGGAGAAAAGGGTATAGGCTATGAAGTTATTGTAGGTGATCAAGGAATTCAACAAGAGGAAGCTTTATTATATCCCACGCCTATGAGAGATGATTATACTTTTATACCAGTTCCACAAGGTGGAAAAAGTCGTGGGATGGGAATGATTCTTATGGGAGCTGTATTATTTATAGCTTCAGGAGGTGCTAGTGCAGTCTTTAATGCTGCTCAATCAGCTATTGCTGCAGGTGGTGTTGAAGGAATGATGTTTAGTGATTTTATTGCAATACAAATGGCTGAAATGTCAATGATACAAACATCTGCAATGATGATGGGAGGAGCTCTAATGATGGGAGGCGTAGCACAATTATTAGCACCAACTATAGAGGATAGTGCTGGAAATGACGAACAAAGTTATTTATTTGATGGTGCACAGAATTCAGTAAAACAAGGAACCCCAGTTCCAGTTCTTTATGGAAGATTAACTGTAGGTGGTGCAGTAATTAGTGCAAGTATTAAATCAAATGCAGAAACTTCAAGAGTTCCAGGTATACCAGTTAGTAACGGTAGACAATTTGTTTACGGGTTAGATGCAGAACCAGGTTGGCCGGGCGTACCAGGTGGAAAAGGACAAACTATGCCAGGCATGACGCAGATAGAATAATGACAGAAGAAATAAGAAAACCAATTATTATAGGGTCTAAGAAAGGTGGCGGCGGATCAGGCGCTAAAGAAGCCGACGATACTCTATTTGCTAGACATAAAGCAGCAGTACTTGATGTAGTATCTGAGGGAGAGATTGTGGGTTTAGTAGACGGAGCTGCTTCTATATTTTTTAATGAAACAAGAGTAAGAGATAAAGAAACATCAGAGTATAACTTTAGAGGTGTAGAAACAATAGAACGATATGGAACTCAAGACCAAGCTATTCCTAAAAGTTTTTTAAGTGATTTTTCGACTTCTTCAATTACTCAAAGTTTTGCTGGAAATGGTAAATTAGAGTTAAATACTCCACAATATTTAAAAATTACTACAGGAAGTATAGAAAGATCATTAAGTGATTATCTTAAAATTTCAATTTTTACTGATGCTATGTATAAAATTGCTAAGAAGGGAGATAATCAAGGAGATACAACAGGATCAACAGTTTCATTTAATATTGATTTTTTATATACAACAGATGCAGGAGTACAAACTGTTCCAGCATATAGAACAGGGTTTAATGGTAAATGTAGTTCAAAATATGTTCATACCTTTGGTATAGATACAGAAGCCTATCAACCTTTTAAAGATTGGGAAATAAAAGTTACAAGAGTAGGAGGAGATGTTACTAATGATAATTTTAAAGTTTTTAATAATATATATTGTGGTATTATAGAATCTCAAATAACAGATAAATTAGAATATCCACTAACTGCTTATATCGGTACTAAATTAGATGCTGAAGCTTTTGGTACAAGTATACCTAAAAGAGCTTATGACCTTAAAGGAGTAAAGATTTCTGTACCAACTAATTATTTCGCTTCAGATGTTCAAGCAAAAAAAATAACTCTTGCTGATGCTACAAATTTTGCAGTAGGAGATTCTATAAGTTCAAATTTTTCAATTAATAGTATAACTTCTAGTGCTAGTGAAGATGAAGGTATAACAGCTACTGCAGTTTGTGCGTCTGCTCATGGAATTCCGTCCCTACCAGCACAATGTCTTTTGGCATGGCATTGATAAGAATGCTGCTTTTTTCTATAGCGTACTTCGTGCCATCCGTCAGCGCTCGCAAAACACGTCCATCACCAGCTCCGCAGTCGAGCAATGTGAACTTACAAGTCTTTTCCGTGGGATGCTCCAAATCCTTCCGGATCGCCGCAATTATTTCTGGCGTCGTGGGATAAAATTCAAAATCCTGATCAGCTGCTTTTACCTGTTCGGCCC